CAAGGGTGGTCTGTCATTCAGTCCTACCGAGTTGAAGAACTGGCCTATTCAAGGCTTTGCTACAGGGGATGTTGTCCCTATGATGGTTGGCATCTTGCTACGTAAGCTGGAAGATGCTAAACTAACACCAGATGTGAAACTAGTAATGACTGTGCACGACTCTGTGGTACTTGATGTACCGCTTGACAAGTTAGAAAAGTGTGCTATATTGGCTAAGCAAACACTGGAGGATGCGCCCAAATACATGAAGAGTATTTTCAACATTGATTTCCCATGCCAACTAGGTGTTGGTGTGGATGCTGGTTTAAACTGGCAAGACAAAATTGTTTTACTAAAGGAAGATAAATGAGCTATATCATCGAGAACATCACGACCAAAGAAGTTACTACCAAGTTTGGCCCTAAGCCAGCGTACACCATCACAGCAGGTGGTGAACGATTCAGCTATGGCTTTAAGAAGCCAGCATTTGCAATTGGTGACGAAGTTGACTTTCAATATACCGAGAACACCTATGGTAAGAACGTTGACCTAGCCTCTGTTCAAATGCTTAAGAAGGGTGCTGGTGCACCTACCCCTAGCGCATCAACAGCTAGCCCCGGTAAAGCCCCTTACAGCCCTCCTAGCAAGGTGTTTCCAATCCCTCTACTACACGGTGATCGTGCCATTGTTCGACAGAACTCCATCACGAATGCTACTAAGGCAGTGTGTGATTTTTCAGGTGCAGATGGGCCTGAAGACATTGACTCATATGCAGAAATGATTATTGCAGTGGCACGTAAGTTTGAAGCATATTCATGTGGTGATCTAGACGCAGCACAAGCAGAGGCAATGGTAGCCTAATGAAATCAATCAACACACTGGTGGAAGACATTTACAGTGTTGTTAGCGGGGGCTTAGCCCCTGTTACTAATAACAACAAGGTGGATGTTAGCTATGACAAATGGTTTACCCCACGAGATAGAGAGCGTGAAGAGAAAATCCTTTACTTCTCTGAAGTTGGTGATCCCTGCCCACGGCGACTATGGTACAAGTACAACATGCCTACAGTTGCTGAGAAGCCTGATGGTCGTGCCTTACTAAAATTCTTTTATGGAGACATTCTAGAAGAGTTGGTATTGAATGTGGCAGAGGATGCTGGTCATACAGTAGAGAAGAAGCAAGAGCGAGTAATTTACGACATTGGTGATGGTTGGTATGTACGGGGACGCATTGACGCTGTGATTGATGGTGCAATGGTTGACGTTAAGAGTGTTACTAAATATTCTGAAGAGAAGTTTAAGAACAACTTAGTCGATGACCCCTTTGGATACTACCAACAACTTAATGGCTATGCTACTTCTCTTAATTATAACGATGCTGGCTTTCTCACTATCCAGAAAGAACTAGGACATGTAAACTACTACCCTATTGAAGTGAACAAAGGTTTGTTTAAGATGCAAGCTGAACATGCCGCAGAGACTGCGGGTTTGTCCAGTCCTGACAGCATCAAACGACTAGACCCTGTTCCAGCCAGTAAGACTAGTAAGAACAAGAAGCTGTGCACTAGTTGTAGTTATTGCAACTTCAAGAAAGAATGTTTCCCAGAGATGCGTACATTCTTATATGCCAGTGGCCCAGAGTTTTTAGTTGAAGTGGTAGATGTGCCACGAGTTATGGAGATTACCAATGCAAGTAATTAAAGAGGGTTGGGTGCTAAAGCACAGAGCAATGTTAGGGGAGTTTATGTGTACACAAAACACAACTACCCCTAAGATGTATGTGTCAGAGAAGAGTGCTATTAGTAGCGCCAGCTACCATGCCGAATACAATAACGATGGTGTTAATGTATATAAACCAGTGAAAGCTTTTATTGTTGTTGAAGGAGATAGTGATGCAATTCCGTTTTGAATGTGTTAAGCCTAGTGAAATTGAAGACAATGTGTTTCCGGGGGTTGAGTATCCAACTGACCTACGTGTAGTGCATGAGTTTGAAATGTCAGATGAGACACGATGGGACAACATTATGTTGCAGTTTGCTAAGTTTTTAGACGCTACAGGATATGTAGGTGTGTACGAGATAGTTGGTAAACGTATTGACGAAGAGTGGGAATTTGTAACTAAAGGAATGGACGATGAAGATATTAGTAGTGCCGGGTTAAGTGATTAATATGCGCCCTAAAACAGGTAAAACAAATGCAGATTATGCTCGGACGTACCGCTTCAAAAATCCAGCAGCATATTTGTACCGCATAGCTAAACACAGAGCCAAAAAGAAGGGCATTGAATTCTCAATAGAAGTAGGCGATATTGTTCTACCAACACATTGCCCTATATTAGGTATTGAGTTGACAATGCATTCTGATGGTACAACAGGCGGTAAGAACAATTCATACTCGTTAGACCGAATAGACACTACACAAGGGTATGTGAAAGGTAATGTGCATGTTATTAGTTTCTTGGCAAACAGTATGAAACGAAACGCAACACCTAGAGAATTACTATGTTTTGCATCTTGGATTAAGGAAAACACCAGTGAAAATATTAGTGATACCTGATGTACAGATTAAGGAAGGTGTACCTAGGGAGCATCTACCTTGGGTTGGTAAAGCAATTGCTGACTACCGACCTGACGTAGTTGTCAACCTAGGGGACTTTGCTGACATGCCCTCATTGTCAACCCATGACGTTAAGGGCAGTAAATACTTTGAAGGTTTACGGTATAAGAAAGATGTAGAGGTTACGAAGGTGGCTATGCAAGAGATGCTAGCCCCTTTGCGACACTTACAGAAGGTGCAGAAAGATACCAAACACAAGGTGTACAAGCCCCGTATGGTGATGCTAATGGGGAACCATGAGAACCGTATCAATCGTGCAGTTAACAACAACCCTACCTTAGAAGGCTTAATATCTACAGCCGACTTAGGTTACGAGAAAGATTGGGAAGTCCATGAATTCCTTCATCCTGTTTTTATCAATGGTGTCGGTTTCAACCATTATTGGCCTGTTGGAGCTATGGGTAGGCCCGCAGGTACTGCTGCCGCTATTATTAGTAAGCTGCATATGTCTTGTATTGCTGGTCATCAGCAAGGTAAGCAAGTAGCATACGGTAAACGAGCAGATGGTAAATCTATTTGTGGTATAATTGCGGGAAGCTATTATCTACATGATGAGAGTTACATGGATCAACTTTCCAACAAACATTGGCGAGGTTTGGTTATGCTCAACGAAGTAAATGATGGTCACTTTGACGAGATGTTTTTATCAATTGAATATTTAGGGAAGCGATATGGTCAAGATCAAACACCACTCACGTAAGTTTTTAAATAAGACTACGGGGGTAGCGGCAATTGAAACAAACATTGACACTACACCGTGGTGTGGTGGTGTAGATGGCTCCATCACACTTACAGATTGTTCACGGCAGATTAGCCTAGACTTCAGCATCTATGATGTTAAAGACTTGGACGCAAAGATTGCTAAGCTACACTTGTTGCTTGAGGAGATTAGTAACTTTCGAGATATGTACACTGCCAACTACGATGCCATTAAGGAAGACCTAATTACCCGTGATAAAGAACGTAAGAAGAAGTTAAAGAAGGGGGACTCAGTTGAACTATAACGACAAGCTATGGCAAGTAAAACAATTCATTGAGGAGAACTTTGATGACCCAACTGAGCTAACCATTGCACTAGGATTATCAGTGGATGACCTAGTGTTGTTACTACCAGATGTACTTGTTGCTAACTATCATAAATTCTTTCAAACAAATGACGACACTGAAGACCTTGAAGAAGACGAGCCGCCCGACTTTGGAACTGGAGAAGATTGGGAAGAGTAAACGTAAAGAAGTTATTAATAACGAACGACAACGTGATTGGGTACAGGAGTTACAAGATTATGAGCAAGGTAAAATTGATTTGGAGTACCCCGGAAGGGGAGGATTTGGTAGCGTACATGGCACGAGTATCCAACCCTGAGAACCAAGACAACAAAGCAACAGCAGGTAAGTTGGTTAAATACCTTGTTAAGAATAAGCATTGGTCGCCGTTAGATATGGTGGATATGTGTGTAGAGATTGACACTACACGAGACATTGCCCGTCAGATTCTACGTCACCGAAGCTTTTACTTTCAAGAGTTTAGTCAGCGATATGCAGAGGTACAGGGGTTTGAGCTATCTGATTGTCGTATGCAAGATGAGAAGAATCGACAGAACAGCTTAGAGACTGATGACCTAGCTTTAAAATATTGGTGGGAAGGTGCACAGAACCGTGTGTTAGATGATGCTAGGTTTATGTACGAGTCGGCACTAAAGAAAGGTATTGCCAAGGAAGTAGCACGTAAGCTACTCCCTGAAGGCTTGACAATGAGTAGGATGTACATGAAGGGTACACTACGTAATTGGATTCACTACCTAGAAGTACGATGTGACCCTGCTACTCAGAAGGAACACCGAGAGGTAGCGTTACTAATAAAAGAGCAACTACTTAAATGTTACCCAACAATGGAGTATTTATGGAAGACTTGACAAATATGATTAAACCTGTTGTGCACTACACAGGTGAGGCTAGATTTTATGAGGTAGAAGTAGATGATGGATTTGCAGAGTATGCCCGTGTATACGGATTAGATCACCCTATATTAGGGAGAGATAATATTCGTACATCCCTTGTGGTGAAGAAACATGGTGATGGTAGTTTTGAAACACTGAACACTATCTATAGGCCAGCTAAGGAGCAAGTATGAGTGGTGGACACTTTCAATACGAGCAATATAAGTTAGAGATGATTGCCGATGAAATTGAAGACCTAATAGAAAAGAACGACTGCAACGACAAGAACCAGTGGGGTGATGTTATCGGCAACCACTATAGTCGTGAAACAATGCGAGAGTTTGATAAGGCTGTAGAGCTATTGAAACAAGCGCATGTGTACGTACAACGTATTGACTGGCTTGTCAGTGGTGATGATGGGGAAGATAGTTTTCACAGCCGATTAAAGTCTGAGTTAGCAAAGCTATGACACTTGAGCATCTTATTGTAGGAGCTACAGGGGTTGGCTATCTCATCGTAGGTGTGCTACAATGGAGCAAGGGCGAAATGTCTAACGGCATGATTTGGACAGGGTATGCCTTTGCACAGGTAGGACTTTGGTTAAACTTAAAGTGAGGATGTATGATAAGTGAAATTGATATTTCAGACATGAAGGCACTATATGACATGGAACGTGGTAAGCATTTCAAACTTGCACCAACAGATGTTGTCAGCGTACCGCCAGATAGTGAAGCGTTTACAATGGGTGATGTATACAAATTCATGGGTATTGACGGAATGTATAGCAAATGTATTGACAGCAACGGCACTACTCATCACTTTGCCGCATGGACTAAAGTAATCCCGTGGGTGATTTAAGGAACGATGGAGAGTGGACAGAAGGCCGCTATCGCAGCTTCATTACTAGTACGCTACGTGGTGGAATGCGAAGGTGGCCCCCTAAGTGGAAAGCACTTAAAGAGGCAGAGTTAGGTAGGAAGACTAATAAGAAGTCTGGTAAACTAGCAATGCATTATAGGTGTGCTTGTTGTAAGAATGAGTATACAGCTAAGGATGTTCAGGTTGACCATGTGGAGCCAGTAGTTAACCCGACTACTGGTTTTGTTTCTTGGGATGTGTACATTGACCGTATGTTCTGTGAGAAGAGTAACTTACAGGTGTTGTGTACTACATGCCATAAGGTAAAGACAAAGGAAGAGAAGAATGAATCTACGAGAGTATCAAGAGATGGCGGCAAGGCTAGCACTGCCGACAGCGTTAAACGACCAGTACCTAAGCCTAGGGCTAGTAGGGGAAGCAGGGGAAGTAGCGTCCCTGTTCGCAAAAGCAGTGAGGGACAGCGGAAACCTAGTAAACCGAGACAGCCTAAAAAAGGAGTTAGGTGATGTGTTATGGTTTGTAGCTGTGCTAGCTGAATTCTATAACATGGACATGCAAGATGTAGCAATTGCAAACATCAATAAACTGCGTAGCCGACAAGAGCGTGGTACACTGCAAGGTAGTGGAGATGAACGATGATTAATGAGGAAGAAGCTTGGCTACATCATGTAATTAAAGACTTTGATTATGTGGTACGCAGTGGTAAGTATGGCCCTCTATTCTATGCACTGCTATCTGATGAAGCCAAACTCATTATTAATAACATGCGTGAATGTGAGTTACGCAACATGGAGGTTAAATGTCCATTGCCGTCCGATTTATGACAGGGTTTGCACTAGGGTTGGAGATTAATCCCGGCCCCGGTGTATATGTTAGCCTATACTTAGGCATCGCAGAAATTGCATTTTATAACGAAGAGGAATTAGAAGATGATTAAACACGAAATGGGTATCTACGAAACATTCATTGCTAAGAGTCGTTACAGCCGATTCATTGAGGAAGAGAATCGCCGTGAGCATTGGCCTGAGACAGTTGACCGTTACATGAAGTTTATGGACAACCAT